CAGGGCCACATACGGCGAGAGCACCGCAATAATCGTACCCGTTGCCCCAGACGTTCCGCCCGTCAACGTTTGTCCTACGACGGGCGTATTGGTAAAACTGACGACTTGTATAATGATATATGCTGCATCAGACGGGCTGGCACGTCCGTCGATTCGTTCGTAGCCGGCAATACGGGTATACCCACCAGTGGGCTCGACTTCAAAATTGACTGCATCGCGCACCATCCCCGGCGGAACCTTGAGCGTGGGGGTCTTTTGGTCAAGCCCGCCCAACATTTCCACAACGTACTGCTCGACCGGTACCATAGTTGGAGTCATCGCCATTTACGCCATCGCTCCTGATAACGTGCAATCGGGCAATTGATCTTTGGCCAACAAGGAATACAAAATATTGTATTGCATCTGTGCAAATTGAAAGACTTCTGGTGCCGACTCAAATGCGGCATAGTACATTAGCGCTTTATAGACAATAATTCGCGTATCATGGGCCGCCGGTAATTCTGGTTCGTCCGCATCCAGCGACATTCGAATCGGCGCGGTATAATAATCACCGTTGATGGTATACCCTGCTAACGGAACGGGACCCAATCCAATCGAATTATTCGGCGTGACGGTCAGTTGAATAGGCTGTTGGTACGAAGTGCGCATTGCCCCAAACTGATACACGTCACGCCAGTAGTCATAGGGCACGAAGTTGAGCTCAATCTCCGACCCAAAGCCTGAGGAAGTGTTATAGACTCGAAAAGAATCACGCACCCATCGACTAAACGTGGCAGCAGTGATACCCGCCTGTGCAGGGGTATATGTCGCCTGCGCGGCCACCGTCGCAAACGACACACTGTAGCGTTTATATCGCCAGTCAGGATGCGTTGCTTGAATTTCAAACCATGCGGCAGCCGTCCAGTCCACTAGACGCTTCATTTCGCCTGTCTGGCCGACAACGGTTGACGGACCCGTCCCGGCAATGCCGGCTTCTTGACGCAAGAGCTGAACAATCGACAAAAATGTTGCCACACGCGCTCCTTAGGTGTATAGCATGATCCTTAACCATTCTGCGCCACGAGGGTTTTTATCCTCAATGACGGAAAATGGGAACTTGGCCGAGGTCACACGTTTCACCAGGTTCTGTGGATCTTCGCCGTTTCGTTCCATAATCTGGGTCGTGACGTTATCCTGCTTACTGCGAGCGAGCTCCATGGCATACTTGCGCTTGGTGACAATATTGCGCCCACGAGGAAGGTACCCGACGGCCACCCACTTTGAAGAGGATTCCGTGGTCCCAACCAGCACTTCCGCCCACCGTCCGTTATTGGCCACAAGATCGGTACACGGCGGCGCGTTCCGCTCTGACGAATGATGAATATGAATCGTAATCGGCTCTTCGTTAAACGCCAACTCTTCAAGATATGCCTTCTCGTCGTCTCTCACGCCTGACGGGAGCGTCACAATATCGACGGGCTGTGCAAACTCTCCATAGATAGGAATGGCGATGTCAGGCTTTTGTCCGATTTCCATCTCGGGAGTATGCAATTCTTTCTTTCGACGTTTTCCCGCTGCGGCTGAGGTATCCATTGCAGACATATGCACTCCTCTGGTAAAAATGGGGAGCCCTGTCACCAGGGCCCCCCGCTACGCTACTTACGACACCTGCGGATTGTCAGGCAAGACCGCGACATTGACAATCGCGTTCGTGAATCCTGTGGCATTCCAGTTGGCTGTGCCAAAGACAATCGCTGTCGCTGACGCGGTCGCGCCGGCTTTCAGCACCTGGTACGCAAATGGCGCCATCGTGTCTGGCACCGCAGGGAACTGCGGCGCAAGTACAAAACTTCCACCGATATCTAACGCGGACGCAGGCCCTTGGACGCACTTTACCGTGCCGCCCGCGATCAATCCCCACACGACAATCGCTCCCTGGCCCGCAACGCCAGAGATGGACGCGCCACCTACGAGCGCGGGAAAAGCTGCGCCGGTATTGTAGTCAGTCGTAGGCGTTGCCCCAGCCGTAATGGCGGTCTTCGTGGCAATTTTTCCATTAATCACATAATTAATGGTCACCGTAGTATCGTGAGTTGTGTTTCCGCCCGTTGCGGTTAACAGCCCCGATGTCGTACACATATTCAGCCCCGGATAACTCAGCGTATCCATAATCGTAATCCTTTCCCTTACAGACGTTGCATTAAATTAAGATCGACGGGTTTAGTGCGCCCATGGGGCTCACAAACTTGGTCGTCGCTGTGTCAAGTGCCGTAGTCCCGCCGACAAACGTCGAGGAATGCGTGACCACTAAATAGCCCAATAACAACTTGTTTTCAGGAAACGGAGGAAACGTCACCTTGACTTCTGTCGTGCCCTCAACGCCCATGGCCACGGTCACGGTCTCGGATTGGTCGATAAAGAAACAAAACACATTAAATGACGCCGCGGTAATGCTGCCCACAAGGGCTGGCATATCTGTGGCCGCGGCTTTTTTGACCGACTTGCCTTTGACAATTCCCTGAAACACGGCCGACCCTGTTTTGGCCAACGTGCTTCCGCCCGTCTTAATGACAAGCCCCGCACCGGTGGTCACTTGACAGGACAAGGAATCCACCAGTGGACGTAAAAGATTATACAAAGCCAACTGATCGGTCAGGTCTGTAATTGGAGCGAGATACTGTCTAAGTGATGCTGGCATGATCTAGGTCTCCTTTTATGCGAGGATCGCACGGCCAACATTACCAATTGCCATCCATCCATTATTCTCAAGGAGGACAGCCTTCCACCAGGTTGTGCCCGCGTAGCCGCGTTGACCCAACGGATCAGACTTCGAATGATCGCCAGGGGACATGAATGTTGGTTTCATCGCATCCATGCCTCGGACGGCAATCTGGCTCCACGCATCTTCTCCCACCACAATGATCGGGTACACATCGATGCTTGTCCCGGTTGTGGAGTAAAGACCCGTTGATCCAATCGCGGCACCGCCATCCTGAATGGACGGCAAATCTGGCGAGGTAATAAACCTAAACCGCTCGCACTTCCCGACTTCGTTCGGCAAAGGCTTGCCTGAGGCATACTTCTCCACCGGCGTAAAGCCCGGCAGATCACGAATGTCCGGTTCCATGTCCGTATGGCAATACACAAAATACCCTTCGCCCACGGCTTCAGTGGCATAATGTGCAGACGCCGACATCATGCGTGTCACCATGCCAGCATGATTGGCTTGGAGGTTCTGGACGATCTTTCGAATAAATCCCAAAGTCAGTCCACCGTTTACCGTCGCGGTGCTGGTACCGGTGCCGCCGTAGAACTGATTGGTGCCAGCGCGTAACGCGCCGTAAATAATCAATTCGTTAATGAACGTACACCGCTCACCAATCTGCTTAATCATCTCCTTCGGAATGTCATCCTCGTACAGGTTGTACGTCTTGTCGGTAAACCCGTAGAGACAGCCGTATTGCTGAATGACCACAGTGGTGTCGACCGGGATAATGCTATCTGGGCTGGGCGTGACGCCCTCAGAGATCTGATTCGCCTGGACGAGCACATTTCCACGATCGCCGGTGCCATCGGCATAGAACCGATTCTGGGTCGCGGCACTGGTGCTGGTCGCATTGTAGGGGAGGAACTTCCGAGCGACATAGGTATCGCTGTTGTTCTTCGGCATCATCTTCTGCCGACCCTGACGGCCGAGGACTTCCTTCGGCACCGCATGCGCCAAAATCTGGCCCTTATATTTATTAATCCGCCCTGCATTCAGAGCAAACGTTTGCATTGACATAATCGTATCCTTTCCAGCGAGGGCTTAGCCCTCTTTGTATCCATCGTTAAAATCGTCGATTTCGCTTTTTCCTGCGGGTTGACGTCCGTCACCCTTGACCGGGACCGCCGCCGCAAATCGATTCTTTCTCACCTCAACCGCCGCGTGTGCGGCCTGGAGCTGTGACGTCTTAAACAATTGAATGGACGCCGACGCTTCCGCCGGTCGCCACGTATCGAGCACACTCTGTTGGTACGCCGCGGGCTGTGTCTTGAGCCACGTCCGATACGGGGTCTCAGACTCTGGGGCTCCCACCACCGCCTTCCAGTCAGGATGCTGCATGGTGAGGAGGTCAATCGCATGATCGTGCGACACTTGTTCGGTGGCGGCGGCAATGCGCTGCGTTACCAGGGTCTCCATCGCGGCGGCATCAAACACCGCCGACGGTACCACCGGTTCAGCCTTGCGACTGACTTTGCCGCTTACACGATTTAAGTCCTTGACCAACATGGCCGCGAGTTCAGGGAATCCATTAGCTGAGAGCTCTTCGAAGTCCTCTGCCGTATAGACCGGCGCATCCCGTGTGGGCGCCGCCTGAAGTTCACGCACCGTGCGTTCAAGTCCCCCCATTTTGCCAAACGTCGTTCCAAACTGCTTCTCGATCGAGGCGGTCATGTCTGAGACTTTGCCCGCCGTCGCTTGGAGTTCTTTCAACTGCTCGTGTGTTAACTGAACGTACGGGGATGGAACCACGACAGAGTCTTTGACGGGCACGACAGCCTCAGGCGTGACCGCCGGCGGTGCGATCACCGTAGGCATGACAAACGCTGGTTCTGCGTAGCCCTCATTAAACGAGATCGTGGCCTCTGCGTCTGTCGGAGTGTCCGTTAAGACCTCAGGCGCCTCGATCGTCGGTTCAACTTCTGTACTCATCGTGCCATCCTTTCATCACCGGCGGCATAACCCGTGGGTGACATCTACAGCGCCGTACCAATATGGGGCGGCTAGTCAATTGAGGGAGGGGGAACGCCTAAGGCCAGAATCGCCTTGAGTTCCGCAATGCCTCCACGAATACGTGCGGTTTGTGTTTCGCTGACGTCCCCTTCATTCTTAATGCGCAAGAGCGCAATCCGTGCTTCAAGATGAGTCGTGAGGCGCATCCAAATTGGATGTAACCGATCGCCTTCTGAGATCATCATACCCGCACACTCCGATGGGGATGGCGGTGTACCGTTCGGGCTTCGGTCATCGCTTCCATAACGTCATACCCACACTCTTCCCACCGCGTTTCCTGTTCCATGGCCTCGAACGTTTCAATCATTTCTTCATGCTCATGCTGGGCGATGCGTGTCATGCGTCCTCCTCAGGCTCCTCATCACTCACGGTAGCCTCATCATCCGTGCCAGACTCTTCGTCGAACCCCTGATTAAATAACGTACGATCTGAGGCCGGTAACGCTTGCTGCTCACCGGCTGAGGCAAAGGGACTCAACTGCTTCCCCATGCGCATCAGGGCATGCTGCTCTGCCTTAGCATAGATCGTGTCCGTTGGCGCCTCTCCTGACAGCAGGAGTCCGATCTCGTCTATCGTGAGGCCAGGCACCAGGAGCGGGAAGAGCACTTCCTGTCCTTGTGCATCACGTACCCGCTCCGTGGTGGCACTGAGTTCTGACGAGACAGCGTCTTTCTCTTCCTTTGGGTTCGTCGAATGGAGGAGGCCAAAATACCCCTTGCCCTTCTTCGACCCGTCCAACCGGGTGCCGTAATCAACGTCTGGTGTTTCCGGTGTCTCGGATGTCTCGGTCATCGC